AGTCTCGGTGTTTCGCGGGAACTGCATTGATTTAAGGGGCGACGGGCCACGTCACATCACTTGGGAAGCCTACTTGCTGCGGCAAATCCCGCAAAGCTTGTCGGTAAGTTGCCCAAGCGGCTTTATCGGCAGAACTGTCGGCAAGTTGAGTCCAGTCAGAGTCAGCAAGTAGTTCGTTGCGACGTAACCGAACGTTTTCCGAAAAACTATTTTCCCTGATTTCTAATTCTTGCGCCGTAAATGGCACAACATTCCAGGTTTGCTCCCAACTGCCGTCTACAAATTGCGGAGTTCCTTGCTCTATATATTCTAAATTTTCGTCATATGTCGGTGGGGTTACAGAATTGACAGTAACCACGCCAAAATCATCTAAATTACTAAGAAGTCCTAGATTGCGCGGGAACGAAACGTTAGGGAATAACTTTTTTAACTCCGTTAGGCTAAAGGGGTATTTTTCGACTTGGTTGTTTCTCAAAAGTGCGTACATGATTAATTACCTAGGAAACGGAAGTGTAAGAAAGGGTCTGCGAAGTATCCGTAATAGCAGCGACTCCCGCAGTGTAGGGCGAATAAGAGGTGGTTCCAGTAGAGCTTACGGTAACATAGCTACTCGTAGTTGAAACCCTCCAATCGCTTGCTGTCACGCTGAACCTAGAGGTTCCGTCTGTTAAAGCCTTAAAATCTACAGTGACCGTACCATCAGTTAATTGTGTAGCGGTCCCAGCAGTGGGGAAGGCTAGAACCCAATTCCTACTTGTGTTGTTGCTATCTCTCATGCTGTTGATGGCAATGTAAAAAACCGACTCATCATCAGAAAGTTCAAACCCGTACACATAAGAAGTGTGGCTAGTGGTTGCCCCAGCGGTAATTACTCTCTCCCAGACGACGCTTCCGCTTGAATCTATTTTGAGTATTTTCGGTCCGTATTCTGGCGTGGTCTGCCCACTTTCGCCACTGCCATTGTCGGAAAACATGACAAAGTAAAAATCATCGTTCGAATCTATTAGTGCATACCCGCTTGTGCTAGTTGAAGTCGGCAAATACTGAATAGATGTTTTCTGGAGAAGTGCTCCTGTGCTCATATTGTATTTCAGCAAAATGTTTCGCCATGCACTGTTGTAGTTTCTAGCGCCATAGCACCAAGCTGGATGACCATTGCTGTCGTATCCTGCTAGCGATTTATTTTGAGAATTAAATGTGTTACCAGCTATAGTTATTGTGTTTTGCTGCCCGGTAATTGCTCCTGTAGTTGCATTTAGGTAAAATGGAGACATATAGTAGTACGAAACGCAGGGAATCAGATTCCCGCTAGTGGTCGTCCTGGCTATAGGGTACGGCATATTATTATATTGCTTCGTCCATTGCTTTGTGTGACTGCTGTCATAGCCTTCCACGGTGTTTTGCCCGTGGTAAAAAGGCACGATATAATTGTCAGAACTATCTTTTGCAAGGCGTCCAATTTGGCTGTAATACGTCGATGCAGTCGCGTCTTCCCAGTCAACGTTGTAGTAAGGCTTTATGTAATTAGCCGATATTGTTCCGTTAGAAAGATTACGAATAAGATGACGCCAGGTACGCAAAGTAACTCCGCCACCACTCCAATAGTTAGTCTCTAACGTAACAACTGTCGATCCAATGATAAGGGCTCTTCCGTCTAAAATTCCTAAGCCCTGACCACTGGAGTTCATTGTCCCGTTGACTGTGGAGGTAAGGTTTCCACCAGTCCATCCTCGCTTCCAGGTGTAGTTGCTTCCGTCGCCCTGGATAAGAGCAGACTGCCTGTATCCACCATGCAGATGCAAATCCCCAGTTGAAGGATCAAGGGTTACCGACGGGTTTGTAACTATAGAAGACCCGTACCAGCCCCACGGAGTTATCCCACCACCACCACCACCAGTATTGCCAGCAGCAGCTCTAAGAAAATGATACCTCATGCTACGTCGCCAACATGTGCGCCATACAGCGTAGTTCCAACCTTCCAAAGCTCTACAACGCTGTAGCCACTTGTTGCGAGATTAGGAGCACTGCCGCCAACCCAAGTCGTTGTAGGCCAAGTCACTGTGTAAGCTGATCCGTCGTCAATCATTATCAGCACAGACTCGCCAGCAGCCAAGGAGTCTGAAAGAGTTGTGTTTGCAGATAAGGTTTTGGTCTGAATCGCCCCATTTGCCGGGTCGATTGCCGTACCAGTCAGGTTGTAAACCGTTTCGGTGTAGGCGTTAGCAGAGACTTGACCGCCGCTAACCTCAAAGCTGACACCAGGAACTCGGAGCTTGGTGACGCTTGCGTTGCCAAGAGTTATTTCATTGCTAACGCTGGTGCTGCTTGCAAATGCGTTGTATCCAATAACAGTATTGTTAGTGCCCGACATTCCTGTGTTGTTCTGAGCACCAGACCCAATGATCGTGTTGTCAGTTCCAGCGGCGGAAGTGCCTGCTCCATTGCCTATGCAAATATTTCTTGATCCATTTGAGCTTTGCCCAGCCTGATTGCCTATAAATACATTCTGCGTAGCGGTTGTTGAAGATCGCCCTGCATTGTCTCCGAGCGCGACATTGCTAGAGCCGGTAGTCATGCCTTCACCGGTTCTTGATCCAATAAAAACATTGTTATTGCCTGACGTTAGTTTTGCGCCCCCACCCAAAAAACCGGATATGGCAATGTTGTAGTTGCCTGTAACTCCAACAGTGTTATTAAAACAATCAGGACCAATACCAATGCAGCTAGTTGCTGTTGTTACATCTTCACCAGCGTGCCTTCCTATAAATATGGATTCGTTTGATGTTGTTGTGTTTTGACCTGCTGTTTCACCAATAGCAATACAGTGACCGTTGGTTGTAGACGTATAACTTTGCCAGGCACTGTCACCTGCATATAGGTTGCCCTGGCTGTCTTGTTGCAGCTCGCCACCACCGCCGCCGCCAGCTCCAACCTCAACAACTGATCCGCTGTCTGTTTTGGTGAAAACGCCGCCGTCAGTTGTATTGATGGCGAGTTCGCCTACAACAAGATCGCCAGCAGCGGGATCAGTCGTGCCGCGCTTCTGCTTGATTGTGTTTGCCATCGGTCAGACCTAGTAGGTTCCTCCATCGATGTCGAAGCCGCTAGTCGCTCCGTCTTCGAGGAAAGTTACCAAGTCAGACAAGGCAACCTGGACCATTGTGCCGCCATCGTTGATGACCATCTGATCAGTAGTCGCCAAAGTTGTCGCGGTAGCAGAAGTGCTGCCGTCGATGATTGCCACCTCAGTAGAGGTCAATGCAGCCAGCGCAGTTGCAGCGCCGGTCTGCATACTCGACAGTGTGCTCAGGTCAGCATCAAACGCTTGAACGTTTGTACCGATCGCCAAGCCGAGTGCGGTCCTGGCAGCAGCCGCAGTGGTTGATCCAGTGCCGCCATCAGCAACAGCAAGCGTGCCAGTAATTGCGGACGCCCCAAGATCAACAGCGATCTCGGCGCTTTCAATGACCAAACCGCCATTGGCCTTTAAGTCCGCCGAAAGCGTCGAACCAGATTTCTGAAGACCGTCACCTGCTGTGATCGCGCCTGCACCAGAAAACTGAGTAAAGCTCAGCGATGTAGTGCCAACGGTGATCGAGCCATCAGTTGTCAGGACGTAGCCCTGATCTTGGTTAGTCGTACCCTGCTCGACAAAAACAAACGCGCCAGGCGTCACATTGTCGGAGGAATCAAAATCGCTAGAGCGAGACCAAGCACCAGACTTGCAATCGTAAATCCCGTTTTCAGAGCCAGTGCTTTGGTTCTTGACCAATACCCGCTCATCAGCGGAAACTGCAACGCCGTCAATCGTCTGCGTACCAGAAAGCGTGATGTTTGCCGTGGTGGCAACCTTCACCGAGTCCTTGACATCAAGACCAGTCTTGACTGCATCGACGTAAGCCTTTGTCGCTGCGTCTTGAGCGTCACTTGGATCAGCAACGCTGGTCAGCTTGTTGTTGTTGAGTGAAACGCTGGCTGTAGGAGCCGCCAGCTGATCTAAACGATTTGTTTGAACTCCAGTGTCAAAGTCACTGATTTTGGTATGGGCAATGCTTGGAATATCGGCAGCAACTAGCGCCCGGAACGTAGGGTTGGCGTCGGCTCCTGTCGTAGGACCAGCCAGAACAGCGTTTGCAGCCTTTGCGTCAGTCTTGCTAAAGAACGCGCCAGAGCCGCCAACGGTGATAATCGAGCTGGCAGTTCCGTCGCCGTTATCGCCGTAACCGTAGTAAAGCTTTAGGTCGCCTGTGTTCTCGTTAAATGCCAACTCCGAAGGAGCCAGCGAAGTCGGCGCACCAGCACTGCCAGTAGACGACCTCTTCTTAATGCGGATGGTATTTGCCATGGCTTAAAAATCCCCTCCAGTAACGAGGGTCGAGGTGGTCCAGGTAGTGTCAGCCTTAAATTTACCGGCGGCAGAGTCGTAGTAAACAACTGACCCATTCACTTTAGCCGTTTCATCCAGTTCGATCCCCTTGGCACCCTGAGGACCTGAAGTGGTGACTGAAACAACGCTGGTAACAGCGTCCTGGACAACCGTCGTTTTGCCGTCCGTAGTGACATTAACTGTTGTCATGGCGCGGTGTACCCCTCACTAACGTAAATAACGCCTTCCAGGTAATACTCGCGGATTCCGCTGCCGTCTTCCAGCATCACGTCGTAGTACAGCTCGTCTACGCTGAAACCTGCGGTTTGCGTATCGGTCAGGCTGATCGTGACTTGACCGTTTGCTCGATCCGTGTACGCAACAGAGA